TGATTATTTGGTTAGAAGACATTACAAAACCTTCTGCTGACCCAAACACCTGTTCAAATTTGCCAAGATCACCATTGCCCATGATGTTATTGACTTGAGTCAAAATTATACCAGTGAATCCACCAAGTGGAGTGTTTCCTAAACTGCCGATATATGCAGTTGGAACAGCATTGGTAATTGCCGGAAAGGTATTTCCTGCAAAATTCTTCAACGATGTCATTGTGCCCGACGACAATACTGAACTTCCAGTTGCAACCACGTTTGCAAATTGAACTACAAACCCAAGAGCGTTATAGCTTGCAATATTAGAAACAACGGCTGCATTAGCAGCCAACGTAACTCCACCAATATTGCCAAGAATGCCTGCGCCCGCAATAAGGTTTACAGAGCTCATTAATCCGGACATTACACTGCCCTTACATTGGGACTACCGCCAGCTCTTGCATCACCACATGTGTCTTTGTCGTCAGTTAGTATCAATGGCTGTCCATTAACTCGAACAGTTGCGGCCCCCCCTGTAGTAAATGCAAGGCAATGTAGTATGTTTTTGGGACAAGGCGGATGTGGAGTGACAACTAAAAATGGCGTGGCAGCAGGACGGCCATTGATCAGCACAGAGCTATCGCCATCAATAATAATCCCCCCTTTTGAATTAAAATCACCTTGTCGTTGTGCTGGTCTTCCTGGCATTGGTTTATCCTACTAAAATTTTCTTCTCTGGCAATTTGATACCAGTTGTTGCTTCTGTGTATTTCATGCGAATATTGTCATCGGTCAACGAATGCATTGCAACACAATTTATATTTAGCCGGGCATTTTCACCAGGGTCTGCGGTAAACATACTGGGAACAAGACCCATGCCTTGAGGCCCGGGAGCTACGCTAACTGGATTTTCAATTTCGACATAGCTTGCTCCTGTTGCAGCAACCACAACCTTGCCAATCATTTCCTCGCCAGAGTTCATTTTAAATGTGTATACTTTTCCTGTTTCAAATGTCATGTTAATTTCTTTCTAAGTTCAGTGAATCCACCCACGTATTCTTCGTTTAAGAAAATTTGTGGTAATGTTCTGGCAGTTGGTACTGCTTCTAATAGTTGTTCTCGGGTCCAGGCATGCATGATATTTCGTTCTTCAAACTCGATACCTTTGCTTTCTAGTAATGCTTTTGCTTGAACGCAGAAAGGACATTGGTCCTTTGACCATACAATTGCTTTCATTTTATTTTCCTTGTTTATTAATTATTGAAAGGCACCAATTGGTACTGCAATAATACCTGGCTTTCCGTGACTCTTATGGTCGTGGGCTTTGCCTTTGCTGGGTGCTCCATGAGGTTTGTTGTGTGATCGCATGTCAGCTGACCCCAGGGCTTGGTCATAGTTGACTTCGCCTCTAAAACAACCAACGGCATATGGAAATTCACGGTTCAAGTGATAGTGATAGATATTTTGAAGTTTACCATCCCACATTACTGGATGAGTATGTCCATGACATTCATCCAGTTGGTCATTGGTAACCATTTTACCATCATCGCCTCTGGGACCGTAGATACCAAATCCATCTAGGGCATAACCAAACAAGGGCGAATGTCCTTCTGTGCCTTGATTGGGGAAACACTTCCATGAGTAACCATGCAGGTGATATTGTTGAGCATAAGGATGACCCCAGCATTGGTCAACGGGCAAGATTGACGCTGGTGGGTACCATGCTGTGGTGCTGGCATTTGCAATCTCAGCATGCCACACTGTGCCTGTGAGTGTGACACCAATTGGCAATGCGGCAATAGGATTTGGCTTGGTACTTGGCGTGGGATGTTTAGGTAGTTGAATATTCAACTCATATGGACTGACGCCAATGGCCGCGGCACTGGAATAGTCCGACCCAGGAAAGCCTGTTCTAAAATCATGCCCACCCGGAGCGGCACTATAATATTTGTAAGCAGGAGTGCCTGGTTGCACAGGAAAGTCGCCCATTGCAGTGTTTGGTAATCCATTGCCCAAAAAATAACGATACCGGGCATCTTCGGTTATAGTAAACACACTGCCTTCTTTGGCATAGTCTTTGGCATACTTGGTACCACTCACAAATGGCATCTTTGCGATGACCACGGTGTTGTTTGTGGTATCCATCCAGGGCTGTGTGCTTATTTCAAATCTTGTGTTGCCAGGAACTGCCGCAAGAAAATCTGCAGCCATGAATAGTCCATTCCGTTGAGCCTGGTACGGGCTTATGGTGCCAGAACTTAACAATGTTGTTGGTGCGTCTTGACTCTGGGGTGCTTCGCTTGTTTTTGTGCAGGCCGATAATACCAATACACTTAGTATAACTAATAATTTTTTCATTTTATTTTCTTTATAATCTTTTGTATGTTTGTGCAAAGATATCTTTTTTAACAACGCCATAGTCGTTGGGTCCATGACGCACAATGATATCTTCACCCGGAGTGTAATGCAAGGGCTCGCCCCAACTGGTGTTGACGATGCCCGAGTGATCTGCTATCTTTGCCAATTTAGGAATAGCTATAGGAGTTGCTGTACCATCACCGTTGTCTCGTTTTAGTTTGCGGAAAGTGTCAGGCGAAATGGGATATTGTTCACCCTTGGGTCCTGTAAGAATGTAATAACCTGCTTCATAATTTACCGGGCCTTCCAGTGTTTCGATTGTTCCTGGCTCAGTTGCAATCACAAACTTCTCACGGGCAGTTGAATCTTTGGCACATTTAAATGAGCCGGTGTTAAACCAAGCATCGTTGATTGATTCAGTTACTTTGTTAATTAGGTGTCTCATAGTTCTGGTAGCATATCATAGTCTAAACTGTCTGACATGACACCGATAACATAGTTAGTGCTTTCGTTTTCTTGCAGTGCAGTTTGTTTCTTACTGGTGTCCACGTGTTTGTTAAACCAGGGAATCGGGGTTGACTTCGGTGCAGGTGATTGATACTTGATGCCAATCTCCTTGAGTGCAGCGGACGCAGTATAATCCACAAAGTCTCGCAGGATAGCAGAATTCAACCCAATCACTGGACCGTGTTTGAACAAGTAATCTGCCCACTCTTTCTCTTCACGTATCACATCCAGATACAGTTGATATACTTCTGCTTCACACTCTGCTTTGATTGAAGTGAATCGCGAGTCTTCTTTGACCACTTGATTGATCATCCAGGCAGTCCATTCCTTGTGCAAGATTTCATCTTGTAAAATTAATCCAATAATGTTGCCATTACCAATAAAAATCTTGTTCTCTACCATGGCCAGGCTTGTGGCAAAACTTACCATAAAGCGAAATGCTTCCAGTGCATAACTTGCGTTAAGTGCCATCCAAATGGCTTTTAAATGCAACCCTTCGTCAATTTCTTCACCAGCTTCTTTGCGACAGTTGATAACGTGCAGGGCATCGTAATAATTTCCCACAGAGCTGGCCATATCTACAATTTCAGCTGTGTCATGGATTGTGTTGAACACATCCTTGGGCACGTTGTAGATGTTGCGAATAATGTGGCTGTAGCTGCGACTGTGAATGTTGGTTTCAAAGAAACTCCAGTTATACATTAATGCTTCTAGCTCGGGCAATGACACCACTGGTGTAAAGATTTGACTTGGTCCGCGACCTTGTAAACTGTCTAGTGCTGTTTGACGCAGTAGGTTACTGGTAAAGATGTGCTTGACAGTATCCGACGCATCTTTAAAGTCATTGGCATCTTTGCTCAACGAGATTTCCTCCGGTACCCAAAAGAATCCACGTGCCTCTTGCTCATACTTGGCAATTTTGTTGTACTTGACTTCTTCAAAGCGTTGGATAGTAACAGGACCTGCTGGGTCCAAGAACATCTTTCTATTGAGATAGTCTGTTTTTGTTTTTAAATCGTATTGTTGTCTTGACATAATTTTACCAGTGTCTGATTGTGTTGGCTATAATAAAGCCACAAGTTATAACATGTATTATAACCCAAAACGTTTTGAAGAACAAGGCTATTCGAGCTTCTCGAAGAGTTAAAATAGGCACATCCGGACGATCGTGATCACTCTCGCCTATCAAGTGCCCGGTGGCCCGAGCCCAGATCTTTTCGATGCTGTTCATAATTTACAACTTTCGCAATCTTCTTCAAGATCAAAGTTGATTTCTTCTAATGCAGCCGCGGGCGCATCTTCTTTGATCATCTTGCTACCGGCCTTGTTGATCAAGCTGTAGTAGAATGTTTTCAGGCCCCAGTGGTGTGCTTGCATTAGATTTTT